TCTTTTTCTAATCTCTGTTCTTTATCCTCTACAAATTCTAACATTTCATATCTTAAATTATCCCCTTTAATAATCCCTTTAGCCATAGCTTTTGCTATACTACTATTATTAGCCTTTATTGAATTAACAAAATGTCCATATAAACGTCTACGGGGCATAGAACTTGAACCAACATATACTAATTCATCGTCGTGATATATAGCATAGATTCCAGCTGGTATAGATGCGAATAATTCGTTCATTAGTTCTTTATATCTATCTTTATTTTTAGACATATAATGTTTAGTATACTCTTTAAAGTATTCCCTATTCTTTTCATTGTACTTATCGTTGGTTTTTTTATTACAAGCTTTACAATAAAGTTGTTTACCATCTTTATACGCTTTACATTTAGAAAATTCATCTAATGATTTTACCTTTCCACATTTTGAACATAATTTTGTTTCCATAATTTAATATTTTATTATTATACATCCATAAATATAGTAAAGAAAAGTGAAACAACAAAGTTCTTGAAGAAAAAGGGTAAGATTAATAGAGGAACATATTAATACGTGGAAATGCCCTTGCTGAGGGCTAAATCTCTATATTAAAAATCATTAATTTTACATTATGACGCAAAAAGAATTAAAGGATTTTGTTAAGGCTAAATTTAACCTAACAGAAACTGAAGATACTTCAAAGCAGTCATTCGCAACCGCTACCTTAGAGGACGGAACTAAAATTACCAACGACAAAGCAAGTGAATTTGCCGATGGTGATAAAGTATTCGTTGAAGTAGAGGGAGAATTAAAACCAGCCCCAGCAGGCGACCACATTACTGAAAGTGGAATTACTATCACATTAGATGGTGAATCTATTATTACAGGAATGAAGCGTCCAGATGAAGCAGGTGAAGGAAGCGAAGACTTAGCCGAAGAAGAGGAAATGGAATCTGTTGAGGAAGAAATGTCCGCAGAATCAAAAGATAACTTCGAAGAAGAAGTAATCGAAGAAGAAATTAAAATGGAGGATATGCCTTCATTAGAAGAAATCGTTGGAGTAATCGCCGAAGTGGTAGATGAAAAAATGATGGAAATTAAAGAAAAGATGGCTTCAATGGAAGAAGAAATGGGTAAAATGAAAGACAAAATGTCTGCTTTTGCCTCTGAACCAGCTACCGAAGAAACTATCCCTACAAAGAAATTCTCTAAACAAGATGTTTCTAAAATGGCACCTTCTCACAATAAAAAACGCTATGAGATGATGCTTAATAAAGTAAAAAGCGTTAAAAAATAAATTAAACATTTAAACTAAATTACGATGGCATTAAACTCAACCGCATTAGCGGATTTTAACAACGAGGTGGCTGGAAAAATCGTTCTTGACACTGTCTATACTGGAAACACAACTGAGTATGTATCAGTACAAGAGGGTATCAAATTCCAAGAACCACTAAACCTTATTTCTGTATCTCCGTTTTTTCAAGGAGGAGACGCAGTATCAACAGCTTCAGGTTCAGCAACTTTTTCTCAAAGAAACATTACAGTGTCTAAGAGAACTGCTTACGATAGCTGGAATCTACAAACATTAACTGAAAAGTACTTAGGAGTATCTGCTTTACCAGCTGGTTCTTACGAAGAAACTATGACGTTATTAAACGACTTAACAAGCGACTTAGTTAAGAAAGCACAACAAGCTAACGACGTATTCTTATGGACTGCTGTTTCAGGTTCATCTTCTGATGATAACTCAAACGTAGTACCTAACGCTGATGGATTTAAAGCATTAATTTCTGGTTCAACTGCTGGTGTAGTATCTGCAACAGGAGATGGGGCAACTGCTATTACAGGTTCAACTGCTTATGCACAATTAACTGCTATGTTAGCTGATGCTGATGCAAACATCATTGATGCTGAAGATTTAACATTCTTTATGGGAACTAAAGTATTCCAAAGAGTAATTTCAGGATTAACTACTCAAAACTTATTCCACTTCGACCCAACATCTGTTGTTAGAAGAAACGGATTCTACGAAGTACCATTACCAGGATATCCAAACGTGAAAATCGTAGGTGTATACGGATTAGGTGCAAGTGAAAGAGTAATATTAGGCCCAGCAAGTGATATGGTCGTGGGGACAGATTTGATTAGTGATACTACAAACTTCTCTCTATGGTACGATATTAATGCTGATGCATTAAAATATAGACTAAGAAACAAATTAGGATGTCAAATTGGACACCCTGAGTATTTTGTATCTAACGATTTAGCATAAGCTTTTAACCAATAAAACCCAATAATTATGGCGTGTAGCATCACAAGTGGCTTTGAATTAGCCTGCCGAGATTCAATCGGAGGTATCAAAAACATCTACATATTAAGTGGGTCGGTTAATTCTGTATCAGGAGATGATAGTGGTTTATTAACCGATATCAGTGGAGTAGGAACTTTCTATAAATTCGAACTTGTTAAACAAACAGGAGATTTTACAGAAACACCAACCCCTTCTGTTGAGAATGGGACTATTTTTTACGACCAAGTAATAAATGCCCCTTTCCACAAACTTCAATCTGCGATTAGAAATCAAGTAAAAGTCTTAGGACAAGCACAAGATTTAAAAATTATCGTAGAAACTAATAACGGAACCGATGATTCAGTAGGAAAATTCTTCTTAGCTGGACAGAAAAACGGAATGACGTTAACAGGAGGTACAGGAACAACAGGCGTAGCTTATGGAGATTCAAATTCTTATACTATAACATTTGGTGGGCAAGAAGCCTATCCAGCAAGTGAAGTTAGCGGTAGCGATTTATCAGCCGTTATGTCAGGAATATCTGTAGTATAAATAAATTTTTAGGAAAAGGGGTTATTGTTTAAACGATAGCCCCTAACCTAAATTAAAATAAACTATGATACAATTACAATATAGCGATACGGGCAGTTCCACAATTGCCATTTGGAGTGATTTACAACCTCCGTTTACGGGAAGTGATATGTCGTTTACATTAACTTCCTCATTTGAAGGGAACTACTCATCGCAAAATGTAGTAGTATCAAGCAACAAATCCAACGCATATAATGGCGGATGGATTTTATTTAATATTAGCAATTCACTTATTCCTACCGCAAGTGGACAATATATAGCTAACATATTTGAAGGTGTAGATGGTGAACCTAAAGTTTGGAATACAACCACAGAAGCTTGGAATACAATAACTGATACTTGGTTAGGGTATGGAACTACAGCTTATACTTGGATAGGTGCCCCAGATAACTGGAATGAAGTAGTACAAACTTGGTTAGAATATGGTGCAGAAAGCACAGCAGGTAGAAAAATAACTACTGAACGAACATTCGTATCAGGTAGTGATTACGACGAACAATTTAATTACGAAACCCAACAAGAACTTTCATATTATTCTGTATACAATGGATAAAAAGACAAAATCAAGTTTACAAATCTTCAAAAAAGATACTTATAAAAAGGTATATAGAAAAGAAGATAAAAACCAAGAGTATATTAAGTACGGAGAAAATAATTTATTTCCAAATTACTTAATTGACTTATATAATCATTCCTCTATACACGCATCGTGTATCAATTCTATTGTAGAATCAGTAAAAGGAGAAGGATTAATAACACAAGACGAATCAATCTTAGATTACGCTAATAAAAAAGGCGAATCTTGGAATGACATATTTAATAAAGTGGCTTTAGATAACTACCTATTTGGTGGTTTCGCTTTAGAAATTATATGGAGTAGAGATAGAACACGTATAGCAGAAGTTTATCATATAGATTTCTCCTATATTCGTGCTAAGAAGAAGAATTATAGAAATCATTGTGAAGGTTATTTCGTTTACAATGAATGGGATAAAATGTATACCTATAATGGTAGTGTAGATTTAAGTGAAATACCTTATTTACCTACTTACAACCCATTTACAAGAGATGAGGAACCTAAACAAATATATGTTTATCAGCCTTATTCACCAGGTAAAGAATATTACCCACGTCCTGCTTATGTTGCCGGTACTAAAGTAATTGATTTAGACCAAGAAGTAGATAATTTCCATATCAATAATATTAAGAATGGATTAACGCCATCCTTAAGTATAACAACGTTTACCAACGCTACAGACGATGAAAGACAAGCCATCGAACGTATGTTAAAAGAACAATATGCTGGCACTACAAACGCAGGTAGTTTGTTATATATGGACGTCGATGCACCAGAAAATGCACCTGTAATAACTCCAATACCTACAAATGGTGCTGATTCGTATTATACGACATTAAATGATATGGTATCACAAAAGATACTTACAGCACATAGGATTACATCTCCAGCATTATTAGGTATAAAAGAAAATACTGGTTTAGGAAATAACGCAGACGAATTAATTACTGCTTATAGATTATTTTTAAATACTATAATTTTACCTGAACAACAAGAAATACTAAGTGTATTTGAAGAGATATTAGGATATAATTATCCAGATATCAACATAGGTGTAGTTCAAAAGAACCCATTATATGATGAGGGTGATAAAGTAGAAGTAGTTTCATCTACAGAAGCCGATACCGAAGAAGTAGCGGATTTAAACGATGAAGTAGGCGATTTAAACGAACCAAATGAAAACATCGACGTAGCTGGTGTAAGTGGAGGGATAACCGGTAATAACAACAGAGAATAAAATGACAGACGTATTATTAATAAGCTGGACTAAAGTCAAACAATATACTGATATCAATGATTCAGTAGATGCTGATTTAATTAAGAATAATATTCGTACAGCACAAGATATTCAATTACAAAGAGTAATTGGAACTTTATTGTATCAAAAATTACTTGATTTAGTAGAAACTAATACAATGAATGAGGCTGTAAATGCTAATTATAAAACATTACTTGATACTTATATTCAAGATATGTTATTATATGCCTCTTATTATGAGACATTAGAATCTATATACACTCGTGTAAAGAATAATGGTTTATTATCACCAAATGGAGGAGAAAATTCGGATTCAGTAGATAGAAATAGATATGAAATGAAAAGACAATCTGTTCTAAATAAATTCGAATATTATGCTGATAGATTAAGTAAATACTTAGTTGAAACACAAGCACAATTTCCAGAATTAAACGAAAATACAATGTTATATCAGCAATTAGCTGATTATGGTTCACAATATCGTTCACCAATTGTATTTAGTGATACAACAAGAAGTAGATATTTAAACACAATTAGAAGGACAGGTTTGCCAATAGTGGATTCAGCCTTTCCCCAGTACCCTCCATATATAAAATAAAATAAAAACCAATGGCACAAGACATTTCAAATTTAGCAATTAATGCTTCCTTCCAAAACTTAGTTCAAGTATCAAGTTCAGCAGAGGGGAATATACTTGCTACAGCAACCGGAACAGATTTTATAGTAGCGACAGC